CACATTCGCACGATCACGCATCGCACGACAGGCGCAACACTCAAAGTGGTGGCCGCAGACAGCAATACCGTGTCGGGCAAGAAAGCCGTGGGCGTGTTGGTCGATGAACTGTGGCTGTTTGGCAAGGATGCGAAGGCCGACGCCATGCTCATGGAAGCAACAGGCGGTCTTGCGAGTCGTCCGGAAGGTTTCATCATCTACTTGACCACGCAAAGCGACGATCCGCCCGCAGGCGTGTTCAAGACCAAGCTGCAATACGCGCGCGATGTGCGTGATGGCAAGATCGATGATCCACAATTCTTGCCAGTGATCTACGAATTCCCCAAAGCCATGATCTTGGCAAAGCAACACATGTTGCCGGAGAACTTCTATGTCACTAATCCGAACCTGACTGCAGCTAACGATCCGTCCAAGGGCGGTAGTGTCAACGTGGGTCACATCGAACGCGAGTGGCGCAAGGCGCAGGAAGAAGGCGAGGAAAAGAAAAGGATCTTCCTGGCCAAGCATTTGAACGTCGAAATTGGCCTGAACCTGAGTCATGATCGATGGGCCGGCACCGACTATTGGGAACAGGCCGCAAAGTTGCCGAAAGTCACCATCGACTACTTGATCGAGCATTGCGAAGTGGTTGTGGGTGGCGTTGACGGTGGCGGACTTGACGATTTGCTGGGCGCTGCCGCAATCGGCCGCGAAAAGGAAGAATCCGAGATTGTCGTACCCGCGCATAACGATGAAGCGACAGGCGAGTTGATCCCTGAGCAGCGGTTCATGACAAAACGTTGGGTTGCGTGGATGCACGCATGGATGCACCCATCGGTACTGCTGCGCAGGCAGGACATTGCGAGCAAATTGCGGGACATGCAGCGCGAAGGATTGGTAACTCTGGTGCAGCGCGCGGGCCAGGATGCAGAACAAATGGCTGCATCGTTTGCACGCATACATCAAGCCGGGTTGTTGTATCAGATTGGGTTCGATCCTGCGGCAATTGGGGCGCTGCTGGATGCCCTATTGCATGAAAAGGTAGAACCTGAAAAAATGGTGAAAGTCAACCAGGGCTACAAACTGGCTGGATCGATCAAGACCGTTGAACGCAAGTTGTGGGAAGGCGTGGCGGTTCACGACGGCAATGCGCTAGGGAATTACTGCGCCGGCAACGCAAAAGTAGTTGTGCGTGGCAATGGCGTGTACATCACCAAACAAGTCAGTGGCACGGCAAAGATCGACCCCTTGATTGCAGTGTTCAATGCGGCGGAACTAATGGCACTCAACCCCGAAGCGCAGAACGATACGTTCGATGCTTCCAAAATGGTGATGATGGGATGAGCATTTGGAAGCAAGTAAGCAACTCGCTCCGGGGTGGATGGAAAACCTACGGACCCAATGCAATCGACGGACCAGGCGCGTTCGACTCAGCGGACGAAGACGGTCAGTTCAACTCCGTAACCGCCGAAACGGCCCTGCGCCTTTCGGCGGTTCACGCATGTATCAGCCTGCGTTCGGAAATCATAGGCTCGCTGCCTCTGATCCTGCGCGATGGTGACAAGAAGCCACTGAAAGACCATCCGCTGTACAACGTGCTGAACGTGTCGCCAAACTACGACATGACCGCGCCGGAATACTGGTCAATGGAAACGGCGCATGTCGATATGTTCGGCAATGCCGTCAGCATCATCGAGCGCGGCATGCAGAAGAAGGTTGTCGCTCTGACGCCTGTCGATCCTTGCAACGCCAGCTTCGACTACAACAAGTCCGGCACGCGCAAGAAGTGGAAGATCGGCAAGGACGATTTCAGCGACGACGACATTTTCCATGATCGCGGTTTCAGCATGAACGCTGGATGGGGTTTGCCGCGACTGGACATCGGCCGGCAAATCTTGCAGGCGCAGTTGTCCGCAAACTCATCCGCATTGCGCGCATTCAAACAGGGGTTGAAGGTCGGCGGGTTCCTGTTGAACGAGCGCAGCACCGAGTTGAACACGGAAGAACTCAAAGACCTGAAGGAGCGGATGGACTACTACGGCAAGGCAGAGAATGCCGGCAAGTGGATGGCCATGCTGAAGGGACTCAAACCGATTGCCGGTACTGAATTTGCCGTCAAGCCGTCAGATGCACAGTTGTTGGAATCGCGGTACTTCGGCATCGAAGAAATCTGCCGGCTGTTCTGCGTACCGCCACAACTCATCGGTCAAAGCAACAAAGCGTCGTCGTGGGCATCGAGCATCGAGAACATCAATCTGTTCTTCGTGATGTATTCGGTGCAACCGTCGATCATCCGCAAGGAAAAGCGGATCATCAAGAAGTTGTTGACGCCTTACGACATCGCCAATGGCGTGCAGCCGAAATTCGGGTTGCAGGGTTTGCTCCGTGGCGACAGCAAGAGCCGGAACAGTACCTATGTACAAGGTCTGCAAAACGGGTATCTTTCGCAGAACGATGTGCTGGATTTGGAAGATCGGCCAGGCATCGGTCCCGAAGGCGACGTGTACCGCGTGCAGTTGAACATGGCCAACGCAGAAGACAACGGCAAAAAGCCGCCGAAAGATGAGGAAGACGACCAATGACCACGCATCGCAAGTACATCGAACGGCCCTTCCAGGTCAAGGCCGGCTCGCTGAAGGCTGACGGCACCTTTGAAGGTCACGCGTCCGTGTTCGGCGAACTGGACAGCTACCGCGACATCGTTGTTCGCGGTGCGTTCGTGGCTTCGCTGGAAAAGGACTTCGCAGCGAAAGGCCGTAGCGTGCCGATGCTGTGGCAACACGACACCTACAATCCCATCGGCATTTACCCCGATTGCAAGGAAGACGACATCGGCCTGTTCGTGCGCGGTCAATGCAACATGAAAGTGCAGCAGGGCGTCGAATGCCATGCACTCATGGAGCAAGGCGCGTTGACCGGCCTGAGCATCGGATACAGCACGCTTGACGATGAGTGGGACGACACCGGCATGGTGCGCAAACTCAAAGAAGTCAAGCTGTGGGAAATTTCCCCGGTCACGTTCCCCGCTGGCGACAGCGCGCGCGTGACTTCCGTCAAGTCCATCGAAGGACTGACGACTCTTTCGGACTGCGAAAAACTCCTGCGCGATGTAGGATTTTCAAAGTCGGAAACCGCGACTTTCGTATCGCGGGTAAAGGCACTTGCAATGCGGAGTGATTCTGCAGATGCGGACGCCATCGCTGTAAAGAACGCAATCAAAATTCTCCGCAACTGAAGGAACAACCACATGAACACCATGCTCAAGAAGAAGTGGTCCCCGTGGCAGATCGCGTTTTCGGCGTCCATCATCCTCGCGATGGTGCTGCTGATCGCGTTCGGCCAGGTACACGCCGCCGCACTGATCGCGCCGGCCGCTGTCGCCGACATCGAAACCCTGGCTGCGGAAATGGTCAAGGTCAACAAGGAATTCGGCACCACGCGCGATGAACTGAAGGACCAGTACAAGGAACTCAGCGGCAAGATGGAGAAGGGCGAAACCATCAGCAAGGAACTGAAGGAAGCCATCGACAAGTGCCTGGTCAACTTCAACGGACTGAAGGGTGAATTCGACGGTCTGGAACAGAAGATGGTCGCCGCACGCGACACCGATGGCGACAAGCAGGTGAAGTCGTGGGGCGAGCAGTTCGTCGAAGGCGCGCAGTACAAGTCGCACGAAGGCAAGGCGTCGACGTTCTCCGGCTCCATGCGGCAGGAAGTCAAGCAGGTGGATTCGGCAGGTGCCGGTGGCCTGATCCGTTCCGCGCGCGAAACCGATGTCGTCAACCTGCTGCGCGAGCGTCGCGTGGTCCGCGATCTGCTGCGTACCGTACCGATCAGCACCAGTTCCGTCGACTACGCAACGCAGACCACGCGTACCAACATGGCTGCGCCGGTTGCCGAAGGTGCCGCCAAGCCGTACAGCGACTACGCGTGGGGTTCTGCGACTGCCGTGGTGCGCGTGCTTGCCCACCTGGCCAAGATCACCCGGCAGGCGATGGACGACGCGCCGCGACTGGTCGGTGAAATCGACAGCGAAATGCGCTACGGCCTGGGTTTCGTCGAGGAACGTCAGTTCCTTTACGGCACCGGCGTTGGCCAGAACTTGTTCGGCATCATGCCGCAGGCAACGGCGTTCGCTGTCCCGGCTGGTTTCGCGCTGCGTCCTGCTGCGCCTGGCGTCACCAAGATCGACGT